TAATTGTAGCAATTTAACTTGTTGTGACACTGTACATGCTTGCATTGTTTGCAGTTTAAACTCAACAGCCATATGACATTCTACTTCATTACAATGGTTAAAATTAGGTATTCTCCAGAAGCCATCTGCAATCCTATCAATTTTAGCTTCAATTCTTTTCATATCTTTGTCCATATTCCTCCTTTACATACTAACATGTTTCCCAACCCCAACATGAGGAAAGGTTGCTTTATATTCATAATGCACCACGTTGTTAGCACCAAACCCAAGTGCCTTACCCCATCTTTCTATATTCGTAGTCTCTACTGACCTGTTATTATCTTCTACTATGAACGTAACCGGTAAATCATGACCTGAGGCATAACGAGCAGCTTCTACAAAATGCCCCCCGTCAGCTGCACCATCTCCTACAAAGCACCATACATGAGCGGATGATTTCTTCTTTGCTAAAGCCATCCCTACCCCTGTAGCTATAGCACAGCACCCACCCACGATGGCACTTGAATAAAAGTTTAACTTGGTATCACAGAGATGCATGGAACGAGCCTTCCCCTTACATAAACCCCATTTCATACCTCTTAGTTCCTCCACCAGTTGGAAGGGATCTCCTCCCTTTAACAGGTAGTGATAATGCGAACGGTGAGTTGAGAATACATAGTCTTCTTCCTTTATATTCTCAAACACTTTGAGTAACTGATCCTCATTCCCCCCTGATAAATGAACTGGCGCATGGATTTCTCCTAATTCAAACAGATGTTTGATGTACCTTTCAAAGGCTATCAACTCATTCTTATTATATTTAAACACTCTACCTCCTTTAACACCTTAGCTACCTTTATATCTTCCATTTTACCTGTTGGGCTTACGACAGCATGTCCTGTGTTATAGAGAAATACCTCCTGACTAGGACTAGGTCCAAATAACACAAGAACTCTTTTCCTATACCCAAGAGCAATGTGAAGACCAAGAGAATCAGTAGTGATAATACAAGAGCACTGATTAATCCACTCCATGTACTTGTGAAGACTGTCACACCCCTCTTGCCAAGATATTTTATACCCTGAGTTCTCAAGATACCAAGCGAGTGATTGCCATAGATCGAGTGGCCATGCTTTATCAACCCATTTCTCACCAACTTTGTGATTAATTCCGATGTCATATTTCACCTCCGTGTTTGGTTTGTTGAGGATGTAATAATCCTCAGGAGTCCAGGTTTCTCTTATTGCGTTGGCTAGATGGTCTTGCCATACTAGTCCATTCTCTCGTTTAGCCTTTGGACTCGTGGCTATGTCTAATATCTTTTCGGTATCCTTATGAGCTTCAGCTGTGCCTGTGTTATGGTTGAAATGGAAACCGTATTTAGTATGTGCGGTGATGGAGTTAGCTAAGGCACAAATACCAGGAATTTTTTCCAAGTTTACTACGATGTCGAATTGTTCCGACATTAGTCTTACATAGGTCTCGAGATTCCAGTCTAGTAAAACATCAATACGGGGGTTCTCTTCAAGTAGAGGTCGAGCCACCTCGTCTACTAACCATGTCACGTGGCATCCTAGAAAGTAATTCAAGATAACGGTTGTTCTTAAGACATCACCCAGACTGGACTTCCGAGTAATCTCGGGAGTAAGAGTCTCGGAATATCCCATTTTTATTATGAGTACTTTTTTCATGTTCCTCCCTTCTGTTATAGCATATGAGGACAGGTTTTGTGTCTTATCGTGGTTTATTACATTCCCCTGCTTTTATAGCCACGCCACCTCATCGCTTTAAATAAAATTCAAATGATCTGGAGGATTGAGATATTCCTCCATAAATTGATTCGTTCCATCGTGTCTACAACATCCCATGCAGTCTTTATGTACGTTGAAATACTTCTGCATGTATTCTATCAGCTTCCAGTAATGTTCGGAGGCTAATATTTCAGCTAGAGATTGTGTATTCAAATCACCATAGCAATACCTATCATCCCCGAATAAGTACCCACAAGGATAACACTTCCCATTCCCAGATATTTGGAATAAAAGAGGTGCGTCATAGCATTGATTATATGGTCTCTTTCCTTTTTGATCTATCCTAGCCCATTTAATCACAATTTGAGTTTTCTCGTTAGAGAGAGACTCCGCAGTCTCCAACGTACTTTTGAGAACATCATCATCATACCATTTAAGGTCAAACTGACTCATTTCCTCGTTTCCAGGATCAGAGAATTGTTTAACCACGAAGTAATCGACTCCCGTGCTCACAGCCCATGCAGCTTCGGGGATAACGTATTCTAACGCTTCAGGGATGAGAACCATCTGAAGTCCTATGGTGCAAGGACTTCCTAGCTCCTCGTTAATCCTAACTGCGGTGTCGATATTGGCCTGCACACGCTCCCACTGAGGGACACCGTGTATGGATTTATAACCCTCCGAGCCTATGGCTGACAAATTGAAGCGAAGCCATGTGCAGGTGCTTACTAGCTTTCTTATTTTCTCCACATCTAACGCTATCCCGTTGGTTGCTAGTCCTAGATCGAGTCCTTTCTTTTTCCCGAGCTCTAATGCATCATACATGTGGGGGTTTAAGGTGTTCTCACCGTCTCCTGTCATTGTGATAGACTTAACACCGAGCTGATGTGCAGTTCGGAATAGGTCGAGGAGGGGTTCACGGGATAGCGTTGCACCCGACATGTTTTGTTTTATCCCATAGCAGTAAACGCATGAGGCATTACATAACTTCGTGCATGCCATGTCGATGTGTAAAGGGGCTATTCTTTCTTTATGTTTGAAGTGAGCTTCTACCCTAGGCATATGCCATAGGAGCTTACACCCATCCATGTTCCATTTATCCGTTTTTTGTTTCATTCTTATTCTCCTTTTTACTACGTCTTCTAGCCTTCTCTTTGTTACCTTGATGGGGTTCATATTTACTAGGGTGTTTTTTCTTCATTGTTTACCATCCTTTTGTGTAGTGCGGTTGCTATCTTATCTCTGGTTTCACTAAGTAACATGACTCCTGTCTTGTGTGAGCCGACAAACACAAACTCGTTCATAACCTCAGCTATCTCATCCTTCGTAGGTAACGCATCGAGTTTGGCTTGGAGTTTATTTATCTTTGCATTAGCTACATCCTTGCGATAGAAGTGAGAGTTGAATAAGTTGCCCCAGTTCCCCATCGGGTCATTCCCCTTTATCCATTCACATATCTCCTTCTCCTGTTCCTTCAGCTTAGCTATTGCCCAAGTGAGTGCTTCGATATTTTCTCTTGTTCCTGTTGCATAAACTTCCATGCAATCGTATTCATACTGTTTAATCTTCTTAAGCACCCGAATCTTATCCCCATTGCTTTCTTCTTTAGCATCTACTCTGTGTAAGCTCATCACTCCGCCTTCCCGTGTTTAAAAGATTTCCTATCCTTAAACTCCTCCGTCTTACCTTTATTCCAAGTTTGGACTGGTCTATAAAAACCAGTCACTCGGGAGAAGACTTCTGTCTTACAGCCAATTTTTTCTGCTGTGTCGGGGTCATACCTCTCCCCACATTTGGTACATTCTGTGTATGCTATATCCCATTCACAGGAGTCAACACCTCGCTCAACTACTGGGATGTCATGGAACTTCTGACTCCCACATTTACATCTGAATTCTGAATTAAACATTATCTTACCCTCCTATTTTTAACTAACTCTCTGCATTTATTACAATACTTCTGAACTGGTGCTTTTGGCTTATACTTCTTCCCACATACTACACACTTCCTCGGTGTGGTGTTAAACTTGAAGGCGAAAACAGCAGACTTCATACCAACTCCACATGTTCTATTAACTGCTCTGCTATGTCATACACATGTTCTTTGAAATAAGTACAATCATCACACCTTAACATAACACACTCGGTGTAGAATTTACATGATATAAGTGGGTATAACAAATCAGCAAGCCTTTGTGTCTTCTCCCTCTTAAGCTCAAGAGGCGGGTTTAACTCTATCATCTCCATCTTCGCATGTTTCTCCATATCCATTAGATTTCTCCTTATGATCATGATGCTTATGTATTGTAAGCATCCTACTTGCATGTATGTCATCTTCTGCCCAGAATTGTCTGAGACATATGCCACATACTCGGCATGTGTTGAACTTTGGCACTACATCCCCAACTTTGCCATGAGTGCAGCTTTGGCTTTTGGGTCAAGTTTAGCTAGTGCGAGTGCTACTGGGTCGTTTTTGTCTATCTTTGGCATACTTGGCTTTCGTGTTTTAGTTTTACGTGATGTCCTCACCATCCCAGCTGAGGGTACTCTAGTCCTCCTTAAAATATCAATCGAGTTTTTGAGCTCATCATCTGACATGTGATCTACCGATGTTTGGTATTTTGGTACGGGTGCTGTTTTAATAACAGTCCACTTTTTAGTTTCCTCTAAATCAAGTACTTGAAAACTCGCATCATCCAACTGAATAGCTATCTCGTTTACTACAACCCACATGACTTGTGCTGTCTGGGTGGTGACGTAAGCGTCTTTAGCTTGTACCATTAGTCTACCCTCGTTTACTTTATCAGGAACTATCTCATAGGGTATGAATTTGCCGTAGGTACTTTGCATTTGTTTCATCACCCAAGCTTTAGCAGTATCATTAGACACGAATCCACGTGCTAGTACTTCAGTTGGTGGGTGTTGTATCATCTTTTGTACTGTATCACCTTTTTTCATTTAAATCCTCCTTAATAATCTTTGCAAGTGCCAGTATTTTGGCTTCAAGTATCCCATGTAATTCACCGAGGGTTTTACCATTAAAAGGCTTACCGTCAAAGTTTATAACATCCTGCTCACAGTCAGCAATTATCATATCTAAAACATTTATTTTACTCATGCGTATTCCTCCTCAACAACCCCTATAACAGTTGTTATCGCACCATCAGTTATAAGAGGCATTGTTTTGTTACAGTCTTCACATTTTGCGACTAGGTCTTGCTTAACGAAAGACCAAAACATTTGTACGTTAGCATGTGGGCACAAGCTCTCCAGCTTAACCACAACCGAGTACCTATCACAAGATAAAACAGCTCGTGTGTTATGCATGATAACCCCCACCATCTGAGGACTGAGTTTCTTATAAAGCCTCTGTGCTAACGAAGACGCAACACCCTCGGAATCGTATTCCTTAAGCATCCTCGGTTCTTCATCTTTTCTCATTCTCATTAAAACTATGTACTTTTTCATTCTCTAACCCCCTATGATATAGTCTCTTCCAATAGAAAGCCTGATTCCTCCACCGTTTGGAGGCATCGGAGTTCTTCATCATCATCCGCTTCTTCAACCACTCAAGGTCTAGCTTGTAAGTGCAATTATCACAATCGGGAGTTATGACATCTAACTCCCGATTTAGTTTAACTCTCTCGTTTAAACTCAAGCTGTCACCTTGAATATCCTCGTCCCTCGTAAGCTCATTTCCATATGCCATCTAAGTTGTCTCTCCTTTCTTCTACTTCTAAGACTTGTAACCTTCTCACATTTAATACAATTCTCATACTTCCTCTCGCTACAGTTTCGACAATTAACATGTGTCATTTTGCCCCCCTTTCTGTCTCATAAGTTCAACTATTGAACTTATGGCTTAGCTTTTAACTCAGCTACTTGTTCTTTTAACAGTATTATCTCTCCAGCTAATATCTTAATAACTCCACTTAAGCCATCTAAATCAAAATGAGTTTCATACTCAAACATTAACTTACTCATATTATCCATGTAAATCTCATTATAAGCAAAATCTATGTCTATATCAGATATTTTAATTTCCATGTTAAATTAACCCTTCCGCTTAAGCGGTGTTATACTGAAGTCAAGCTCCTATGGTACTTATCGGAGCTCATATTGAATACACCCAATATCTCACACTCTGTTCCGAGCTGCATAAACTTCTGCCTAGTGGCATGAGTCGAAGGTGCGTTTAATTCAATCCCGAAAGTCTGACCTGTGAATGTCCTATACTTCGCATAATGAGGTGTTGTTGTTTTATACTTCAGTATCAGGGTGTGGATTTGTTTAAACAATACCATTATTTGCTCAGCATTCGGATTTGGGGTTGTTAATCCCAAAGACTTCGTAATTAGTTGAAGTTGATCCTGTACCACATTACCACTTGTTTTGTTAACTAATACATTAATGGAACGAAGTTTCTTCATAGCAGAATCATACATCTTACTTCCACCTTCTAGGTTATAACGTACATTATCCTTCTCTCTAGCTATCTGTCTCTTAATATCATTCATATGTTTTATACCTCCTATATAACTTCTTCCCTGCATCATATAAAACCAAACCTACAAATATAACAATAGCATAACATAAGTACACTTTCATCCTACCTCCGTTATATAAGATAATCTATGTAATCGGGCTCAAGTCCAAACCATTCTGAACATATATCATACGGCATTTCTCCAGCTCCGAGTCTAACCATCATATCATCATGAGCCTGTTCCACAAGTGCACGAGCACCTTCCTCTGACATGTTATCTCTTTCCATAAGTATCTTAACTATCTCATTCATTTTAGCCTCCATATTTGGGTATAAGTTCAATGTTTGAACTTATGAAACATTCTTCAATTAAACTACTGGTATAAGTTCTTGGCCCTTACCTAAACCTAATCCAACACCATGTTGTTGGAAGTGCTGTTCACACATATATGCCCAATGACCTGAATGTGACATAGCATCATATTTAGCCTCGACTTTTGTGTTACGGTGGTGAAACGTAATCTCCTGCTCCCCGCAGTAATCACATGCGGGAATATTTGAGACTCTAACTTTCGTGTTGTCTTTCATTTTGTACCTCCTGTTTTAACAAGGTTAATTCCACTAGTCGCCCAACACAGGCAAGCTGTGGAGTCTATGTTACACAACATATGTAACATGTTAGCATTAGGGATATTGTGGTACGAGGATATTATTGCAGGATGGGAATTTGGGATTAACTCCCAAATGTAGGCAGGATGTTTTGTATAGGATTGTAAGTTCAATTTGTTAATTGTGGAATTATTCAATATCCCTCGATATTTGGTATTTTTTGATTATCTTATTATAACATATTATAATAATCATGTCAATAACTATTTTACCTTATATAAGCCGTTCCAATGGGTCAAGACGGCATTTTATTGAACTTATGCAACCGTATACCAAAATCCCAAACGAACCCATTAAAATCCAAAATAAGCAATAAACCTAACATGTGAAACCTAACATGTGAGATATAACATATTCATAAGTTCAAATTGAACTTACAAAAAATCGTTAAGAATACCGGTTCCACATTACACAAGTTACACGGTATATGTTATATGCCATAAGTTCAGTTACACAAAGTTACACAAGTTACACGTATTGAACTTATGGTGTTTTTTCTATAAGTCTATTATATATATGTATTTATATATATTAAACAACATTAGTATAAACATGTTAAACTATTTTAAGTATATATTTTTAAGCTACTTAAGAAAGGATACCGTGTAACTATGTGGAAGTGTAAGTACTATTTCGCATCTTAACGTTTAATGATGAATTACACCTAACATTTTCAATAGGTAGCTATCATGTTATATTGTAAGGGTTTACGATATAGTCGAAAGGTAGTTCTTTGTGGTAAGTGTTAAGATTATAACATGTAATTTATTGAACTTATGGTATATTCAATTATTGAATTTTCACATGTTCAATACCATTGAACTTACGGATATGTTATAGACATAAAAAAAGCTAGTCTACATAGACTAGCCTTTCTTTATTACATCCTATATGATACAATGATACGGTTAAATTATGTTATGTGTTAGATTTACAGACCTAATTGCGCTAACAACTCAGGGTTATTCTTTAATGCTACTAACAATGCCTTGTCGGCCTGTCTTTCTTGTTTTTTCTCGGCTTTCTCTTCCTCTGACATTGCTATCCTTGTGCTATCACCATTAGCAGTTTTAGCACGTTCTCTAGCAGTATTGCCAGCGTCAACTTTTTCCATACGTTGTAGCATAGTCAAGGCTTTATCGCCTAGTACTTCAAGCGCATCTTCAATACTATCAAAATCCGTATATGAGTATTCAAACGCTACGCTTGCGCCTGATATTTTACTAACATATGAACCACTTGTTTCGATTAAATTTGCCATGATATATCACTCCTAATTGTGTATAACATGGTATCATATAGAATGTCAATGAACATTTTCCAACTAGTTATATTGTACCATGATGTAATACCAAATGTCAAGTACTATTTCATGTCGTAAGTGTGTTAAACTATTGAACTTACAACCTAACATGAGATAATTAGCATGTGTAATATAACCTATATACCCTAACATTTGACGTGTATGCTATATCTGACCCCCTATACACCCCCCCCATAGGCTCGCCCAATACTATACCTGTCAAAAATATACACGCAATCAAAATAAAAATAACCAACTTTTTATTCTTAACGGCCACAAGTTCAACGTTTACACGTATTTAGGAATTAATATTATCCTTGACATTCTTTTTTATATATGTTATAATATAAATAAGATGATATGGGATTTTCAAGGGATTGAAATTTCCAACTTTGAAGTTTTTGAACTTACGAGGTTATACAGCGTATAAGTGGAAACACATGTCAGGTCGCTCCTGATTATGAGGGAACTTTAGCTAAGGGGATACATTTGATTTCAGATGATGGAGTCAGACTGTGTCCCTTTTTTATTTATCTTAAACTGGAGGCGAAATTGCAGACTCAATATGATAGCTTCATAATGAAGAAGATGAAAACGGATAAGGACTTCACTCCTGCGGAGATGTCTTATATCAAGAAGAGGCGGAAGGAAGGCTTTGACTTTGAGAAAAAGAAACCTGTGGATTTGAGTCCTAAGTTCCCCGTGAGTACTCGGGATAGTGTAGCTAACATGATAAAGGAAAATGGTTACTCTGCTATCACGGTACCAGCTAGTAAACGAATTCAAACGTCTAGCTCGAGGGTGAGTCAGATTATATATGCTGACATTTCGGGTGCTAATATGGATGAGATTATGGAGATTACTAGGTTAACCCGACACCAGATAGATGCGGTTAAGAAGTCTCCTTTATATCAACAAGAACATACTAGGGTGAGTAAAAAATTAGAGGAAAAATTTATAAATATCCGTGCTAGTAAAATGGCAGGTGATCCTGTTATCACATTACTAAGGGATAAATCAATAACAGCTGCGGAGACTATTGCTACTGTAATGGAGAATGTGGAGAACAAACCTGGAACTAGAGTAACAGCTGCGAAGGAAATATTAGACCGTGCGGGTTATAAGTCACAGGCTGGTGAGGTAACACCTGTTATAGAAATAGAAGAGAAAGTACTTGAAAGACTCGAACGAGTCGGGAAGGATATTCATGGGGAAGGTACAATTATCACAGAGAGATCTAGAAAAATATCGCAAAAGATGCCTACGTAGTCTGCATAGTTTTTGTGTCTTATGTATGGGGTATGATGATATTACAGAAGATATGCATGCGGTAGTTTGTAGGGATTTGGAGTCTAATGCTACGAGGAAACAGATAACACTTCCTCGGGGTTTTTTAAAGACTTGTATCTCCTCAATAGCGTTTCCAATCTGGGTTGCACTTCCTAGAGAACAAGCAGACGAGTTCCCTGAAGGTATCACACCGATGGATGGACTTTATAAACTAGGTAGTAATATAAGAATCCTAATCGCCTCGAATGTTATCGAGAATGCGAGGAAGATCATAGGTAATATAAGGAAGGTTTATGAAAGAGGGGATATGTTTAGGCTATTGTTTCCAGAAGTCATACCAGCTAATTTTACAAAAGTTAAATGGTCGGATAGTTCAGCATGCATTAGTCGTAGTAAGGACTTCACTGAAAGCACGTTCGAGGCTGCTGGAGTTGGTGGTTCTGCCGTATCTAGGCATTATGATCTTATTATCGAGGATGATCTTATCTACGCAAAGAAAGACGATCTTACAGGTCAGGAGCTCCAGCCTAACCAAGACGACATAGATAAAGCAATTGGTTGGCATAAGCTTGCTATGTCACTGCTAGTACCTGGCGACCACGTTGCACTTTATAATGTGGGTACAAGGTGGGCTAAGCATGACCTAGTGGACTTTATAAGAACGAATGAGAAACAATATCAGGTGCGGGAATTTGCGGTGGTGTATAGAGATGCTGAGGGTGAACCTGGTGATAAGAACTATAGACCTGCGGATATTTTACCTGATGGGAAAGAGTATGGAGATTACGTGTGGGAAACCATGTACGGGAAAACCAAGTGTGATGAGATAAAAGCAGCACAAGGCCCTTACATGTTTGCTACGCAATATATGAACCTCCCGATGTCACCTGAGGATATGTTATTCAAACCTGAGTGGTTGCAATATTATGATGCTTTAGATCAGGTGCCTAAGGAATCTCGTAGGTTTACTACCGTTGACTTGAGCCTCTGGGGTGGAGGGGTGAGGAGTAAAAACTCACGGGCGGTTGTTATGACCTGTGGGTGGTGTGAGAGGAATCACATGTGGATCATGCATTATGACGTTGCTCGGTATGACCCCACGGAGGTTATTATAAAAATGGCCACTCACTGGCAACTGTTCCAACCTGAGATGATAGCGGTGGAGGAAGTATACTATCAAAAAGCACTTGCTCATTTTGCGAGGAAGTACATGGATCAAGGTTGGTGCTTTAATCACAAAGGAGAAAAAATTGAAATACCACGCATGGTTATTCGAGGGATTAAACCCGAAGGGTCAGAGTCTAAAGATATACGGATACGTGGACTCGAACCACTCGCGTCTAATTATGCGTTACACTGCAGGAAGGAACATAAGGATTTTATTGAAGAGTTCTGCGAATATGCACCTGGCGACAAGGGAAGTCGAAAGGATATGCTGGATGTTGCAGCATACCAGCTCAGGGTAGCAAGACCTGGGGTGGCGAAACCGTTACCTCTTGATATAAAGAAAAGAAATGCTTTCACCTTCGAGGTGGAGATGGATAAGATATTAGAAGATTTAATGTCAGTACGGGATAAGAAAAGTTCCATACTAGCATTCGGAAGTGAGCCAACTGGTGATGATCTTGTCATGTGGGATGAAGATGCAGATGACGATGTTGACCCGTTTGAGGATGTATCATAAGTTCAATAATTGAACTTACGCACGAGGTGTAGACTATGAAGAAACAAAAAAGTAAACTATATGAGGTCAAGAAAAGAGTGCTTGAGGCCAAGTGGAAGTCTTTGAAGAAGCGGAGGATATATCCTCCTAGGGATTCTGCGGAAAATCTCAGGCGTATAACACAAGCTCACATTGGTTAAAGGGAGGACTTATGTCTGTTATGAGTAAGCTAAAAAAGAGATTCAAGAAAAACTATGCTATTGTACGTGGTAAGAAGATGTCGAAAGCGGAGTCTATAAAGCAAGCTGTGGAAGAAGGTAAAAGAAGACGTGCAGCTACTAATCCACTTACTGCTGCGTTGTCGGGAGTTAATGCCCCTGAGGCGAAACGGAAAAAGTTGAAGAAGATCAAGGCAAGGAAACTAAAGTTTAATAGACTTACAGACAAGAAGCTTCCTCACTATGGTGAGGGGAATAAAGTTAGCTAATAACTAAAAGGAAAACTATGGCAGATTTTACGATTAAAGATAACAAACGAATACCAGAAGACTTCGGAGCTTCCAACGGAACAGGAACTAATGACTTAGAAATGTGGAAGGAACGTGTACGTTCTGGGATTAGGTATCGGAGGTTATTTGGTAGGAGTAGCAGATGGGAAGTCTATAAGAATATGTACCGAGGCTTCTGGGGTAAGGGTGTCATACCCGTTAACATTATGTACGCAACTGCTAGGGCTCTCATTCCCCAGGTTTATTTTAGAAACCCCAGAGTTGGTGTTATCGCTAGGAAACCTGGATTCACTCCACATGCTCGGGTGTTAGAGAAAGTAGATAACTGGTTGATACAGGAAATGGGATTCAAGAAGGAATTGAAGTCGGGTGTGCTTGAGGGCTTCCTATCTGGAGTTTCACCGTATATATTCGGCTATGATAGTGAATTTGGTTTTGACCCTACGTTATCGGATGACCGTGTTATAGATGGTTCGGCATCAGCCTTTGATAAAAAGGGAGATAAGATTGAGTATAACATGCATATTAATCCTGGTATGCCTTGGATGAAGCAGGCATCTGCTATGGATTTCATTGTACCCTGGGGGACGAGGAGATGGGGAGAAAATGATTGGTATGCTTTTAGAGTTATGAGGTTGTTAGAGGATGTTAAGAAGGATAGGAAGTATTCTAATGTTAAGAACTTACTCGGTGGGTTTAGGTCTAAGCTGGGGCGGAGTACCGAGACTGGTGAACAAGGTGGTAATCGGGATGATGCTACACAATTCGAGGAACAATGGGTTGAGCTGTGGGAGATACATGATGTTAAGACTAAGAAGGTTAAAGTGTTATCGCTTGATCATAGTAAGTTCCTGAGGGATGATGATGATTTACTCCAGCTGGATGGACTTAATGCTGATGTTCTTACGTTTAACGAGGATACGGATTACTTTTGGAGTCCACCTGATGCAAGGATGATAGAGATGCAACAGCTGGAACTTAATGATATTAGAACGATGTCTAGTAAGCATAGGAAAGTAGCTATCTTAAAACTTATTGTGGATAGGGGCTTGATGGATAAGGATGAGCTTAGTAAGCTATTAGATGGTGATGTTAAAGCTGTGGCTTATATTGATCCTGGGCCATCAGGAGACATAAGAAAAGCCGTGCATCAGATGCAGTCTCACGTTCCTCCAGACTTGATCTCTGAAGCGAGACAAGTACGAGAAGATGTTAGGGAGGTAACAGGGTTCTCGAGAAACCAGTCTGGTGCGTTCGAGGCACCTTCTGGACGTAGGACTGCCACTGAGGCATCGATTGTCAATAGGGCTTCACTTGTTAGGATAGATGAAAGAAGAGATATGATGGCGGATTTTTTAGAGGGGGCTGTTCGGAGGATTAATCAAACCATCTGGGATAATTGGAAGACGGAGAGGGTTGTTGATATTGTGGGGGATGATGGGAAGAAGTATTGGATTCGCTTTACTGGGCCTCAGATTAAGGCTGAGGTGAATTATAAAATTAATGCTGAGGAAGCACAACCTACTGATCAACAGACAAGAAGAGCTGAAGCAATTCAAGTGGCACAGATACTTCAGAACTCACCTGAAGCTAATAAGCAATACCTACTACAACAATTCGCTAGGCAATTTGATTGGTTGGATCCTACGGAGTTATTTCCGTCTAAGGAGAAAGGGAGAAATCCAGAACAACCTGTTTCGTTTAATGAGTTTCAACAGATATCGGGTGCTCAGGGAAACAATGCGTTACTTTAAGGAGTTGCTATGTATTTTATATTTGCTTTTTTTGTACACCTAATAGGATGTTGTAGTAAACGACCTTATGATAATGGTGACGGTAATACTAACAAGTGTGTGATATGTGGTAAGGAGGTAAGATAATGGGAAAGTATGACCTTGATAACACTCAATATGATAGTTGGTTAGCTAGTAAGGGGAAAGGGAGAGAGCTAAGGGAACGTCATACTGAGAGGAGAAATGCTAACAAGGGCGCTAAGGGATGGCACTTTGGGATAGGGGATAAACCTGTATACACTAAGGATAAGGATGAGTTTAAACGAGCATTGGATGCACGTGGGCTTATGTTAAAAGATGATGTTAAAAAGGAGTTAAGATGAAAGCGAGTATCGAGGTTAAGAGTACAGGGGTAGATGCACAACCTACTGAAGACAAGACGATATTTTTAAAATATTCAGACGGTACTAGGCCAGAGGTTACATTTAGTGGGGCCTGGGATGGTAGATTGTTAAGGGCAGCGATTGCTAGTATTAGCAAAGCTTATAGAATGAGGCGATATAATGTGGTGCTGGAAAGTCAAAAAAAGGAGCGAGTTAATGAAGAAAAGGAATGAGTTTAGAGAAGCTGCGAAGGTGTTAGGTTTTGGGAGATTACGTTGGGATGATGCTGGGGATGCTAAGGCACTTGAAGAGGCATTAGCTAAGGTTAAGGAGTTAGAAGAGACTAATAAGACCCAGACTGGTCAGTTAAAGGAATTGCAGGATGAAGTCCTTACTGATGAGTATTTGGATTTCCTGGGTGATAAGAAAGAACCTAAGAAGAAAGTGGAAGAGAAACCTAAGAAGGATGATACAGACTACGAGGGAATGAGTAAGAAGGATATGCTTGCACTTGCTGAGAAGAATGTTACTGAGAAGTTTCAGAAACAATTTGATGAGCTTAAGGAAGGTATTCAGACTGATAAGAAGAATGAGACGAAGTCTTTGGTAACTTCATTTGCTAAGCAACATGAGGACTTTGAAACTTATAAACCTATGATGTATGGAATCTCCACTGAGGGGAAGTTTAAAGAATCAAGTTTGTCTGAACTTTATAAGGAAGCGAAGGATAGAATACACGGTATTAAAACTGGTATAGATGATGAGGAAAAGAAACGGCAGGAAAAGTTGGAGTCCGAAAAACCTGGTGGGGCTAGTGATTCTGTGAGTAAGGAAGAAACAGCAAGACTAGAGAAAATGACAGGTGATGAGATTAGTGCGGAAACACTTAAGGAAGTGAAAGAGGAACTTGGGCCGATTCCCGCTGCTTGATATATAGGGGGTGGTTACAATGGCGGCAACGCTAACAGAATATCTGAACACGTTATATACTACAACGTGGGCAAAGAGAAGGGCTGGCATTTCGAGCCAGGTGTTTGAAGCAAATAAGCTGACGATACTTTTAAAATCGAAAGGTATGATTAAGAGTGAAGCTACTGATGGTAGGAGACTTGAGATACCATTAAGGGTTAAGAAAAGTACCACTGCGAAGTTTTTCAGCAAAGGTGCAACATTTACCATAACGGATCTTGATCCATTAACGGTTGCGTATGATACTTGGAAGAACTTGGGTGATCAGGTTGTTCGGTATTGGGTGGATGACAAGGTGAACGGTGGAAGTGAGACTGCTCATTTGAAATTAATGAATGCGAAGATAGATACAGTTAGAGAGACTTTAGAAGAGAAACTTGAGGATGCCCTGTGGGCGGATACAGGTGGAGCGAGTGCTGAGGATTATAACGGGATACAGCACTTGATTGATGATGTTCCTGCTACTTCAGCTACTATTCACGGGATTAACCAGTCTACAGCGGTTGACTCTGGTGGAGACTTCTACTGGCGGAATCAGCAAAAAACAAGTTCTGGCGCTTTTAGTATCTATGGCGAATCGGACATGACGAATTTCATGAATACAATTAGTAGGTGGGGAAAAACTGATTGTTTAATTTCTGATCAGACTACTCATGAACTTGGTGAAGCAGAAGCACTTGAAAGGGTGCAGGTTGTTAACAAGGAAGCAGTTAACTTAGGATTAGATCATATTACCTTTAAAGGTAGAATATGGGTATGGAGTCCAAAGTGTACTACAGGTTATACGTACTTCCTGGATAGGAGTCACTATGGTTTCTCCTATGATCCTGCGGTCAACTTTACCATGAGTAAATGGAAAGATATACCGAATCAGTATAATGACGTTGTTGCTCAGATTATACAGAGAGGTAACGCATGGACTGATAAACGTAGAGCGTTAGGTGTTCTAACGGCACAAGCTGCGTAGTTTAATCCTTCTTGGGGCTCAAGCCAATGAGCTCCTTGAGGTAGCCTAAAAACCAAAAAGGGGGATGATATGGCTGATATAACAGTAAGAAATCAAGGTGAGGTGGAAGATTCGGGCAAAGTCAATTGGAGAGGTGACCAGCAGACTGTACCAAATGAGCAGAGTATATATAAAAATTCAGCTGTTCAGTTGGCAGACTTGGGAGCAAGGAAGGTTGTAGGAGATCGAGTTTTCAGATATGCGAAGTGTTTGACTGGGCTAGGTGCTGGTGAGTTAGGTGAAGCAAAGATGACGTTGCTCGAAGCAACTGGTGGTGGTACAGATGCTGCAGGAGGTAAGACATTTTCCTTCTATGGTGCTGCTGCAATAGCGAAAGATACATATGCTGAAGGTTATTTAAATGTAGTAACTGAAGGTAACATGTATAGAATTAAGAACAATGATGCTGTTAGTTCTGCAGGTAATGGTACGTTTTATCTGTATGATCCATTGCAGACTCTTGAAGATATAACTGCAGAGTACTCTATAGTGCAGAATCCATACCTTGCGGTTGAACAGTGTACGACTGGTGCTGCAACGGTAGCAATTGGTGTTGCGCCTATTGATGTAACTACAGGAGATTATTTATGGTTACAAACATGGGGACCTGCTAATATGAAATGTGGTGAAGCAGCTAAAGGTGACATGATTGTTGCTGATGTTACAGGGCAATGTATTGCTTTTGATAACAGTTCAGCGGGTGTTGAAATACCAATACTTGGTCATACGTTAATGGATGTTACGGCATCTCAGTATGGTTTTGTTTTTGTCCAGATAGCTCCGTAATGTTGTGTGTGTTAGGTACTTGGGAGGGAGGCATGTTGTCTCCCTCCTTAAGAATTGAAGATATTAAAAGGAGGAAGCGAGATGGTGAAGAAAAAGAAAAAGGTTGTTAGGAAGAAAGTAGTTAAAGAGGCAGAGATTCCTAAGGTACTTATAGGGGTTCCTATTCTGTCTTGGACTCATGAGTTTGCTGAGAGTTTTTTAAACTTTTGGACAACCTGTATGACATATAACACTGGTGGGAGAAAGTTTCATGTGGGGTTTAAGTTTATTTACAGAAAGCCCGTGCACATAGCGGAGGAGATGTTAGCTGAGTTAGCTGTTAATAGCGGGTGTTCGCATTTGTTGCTGATGGATGATGATATATATGATGTTGATGCTAATGATCTACTGAAGCTGTTGGATGCGGATAAGGATGTAATTTCGGGTATAATGTTTACGTCTACATTTCCACATTCTATGTGTGCTTTTAGGAGATATGATACAAACACTAGAGTCGCAGACCAGCCTTCATTGAAAGGGCCAACGAGGTTATATGAAATACCGGTAGATCAGAGGAAGGGAATCCAACCTGTTGATCTTGTACCATTTGGTTTCACTTTGATTAAGACTAAGTTATTTAAAAAGTTGGAGAAACCTTGGTTTACTTGTGACACGAAAGCACCTACTGATAGTTGGTTCATGGATAAAGTAATGGATCAAGGAGTCAAACCTTATGCACATTTTGATGTCTGGTTAAATCATAGAGGTATTACGAGATATAATCAACCAGCACAAGTTCAGGTTGGTATAGCTAATAATACAGCGAAAGCTAATAATCAAGTTATTAATTTAACTCCTGAGGAAATGAAGAAGCATGAAATTCTTATGACACATAAGCTACAACTAGCGGAACAAGCTTTGAAGGAAAAGGGTGTTGATGATATAGACTTCTATGAAAAAGAAGGCGAAAATACTGTCGGGAAGTTAATTAAGAAAGGTACAAAAAAGGGGAAATAATATGGCTGATAATAGTCAAGTTACAAGTTTTAGTAATGTAGGTGCTAAGCATGCGATATTAAATAAAGCATTTGATGGTACAAAAGATCCGTTTAAGCAAATTATGGTAACAACTGCAAGTCCTAATGCAACAGTTACTTCTGGGATTGTGGGTACTCTAGCATGGGATGAGACGAATGGGGATGCTTATATTAACACAGACACGAGTACAACCTGGGTTAAGATTAATGCGTAGCATGGGAGGTCAAAGATGGCAATGACGAGGGATGATTTTATAACTGAGATAGCAGACACGGTTGGGAAGAGTACTGATGCTTTATCAAGGTCTTCAGCTACTTTAGAAACCCGTGTACAACGGTGGTTGAACTTTGCACAGGAGAGGATAGCGAGGTTTTATAACTTTGATGAGTTGAATGTGCTGAAGGAAGATGCCGTCACTGTGGCCAGTCAGAAAAGCTACTCACTTGATACATTGCTTGGTGTCACCACCTGGAAGGATGTTGATACTATTAGGGTAATAGATGGTGAGAATTCTTGGAAGTTGGATAGGTGGAGCTATCGAAAGTTTGATAAAAGATTCCCTCGCCCTGCCAACTTTGCTACTGATAGACCTAGGATTTATATTAAATATGCTAGGGCAATTGAATTATTTAAGATACCTAATGATGCGTATACGTTATATGTTAGGTATCCCAAATGGGCTACGGCATTTTCAACAGGAACTCAAGAGTCTGATTTTTTAATGAAGGATCAGTTGATAACAACAGCTGGGGTGTTTGAGACTTATATGGGATTGCAGGAATATGAGGATGCGAAGTTTTGGTTTAGTAAGTTTCTGGGGCAGTTGACGAACTCGGTGAGAGTTGAAGGTGATGTTGATTGGGAACCTCAGGCTGATGCGTTTGGAAACTTAGACGTGGTGCAGAGTGGTACACCCTGGTTAGATCCGTATGGGGAAAGTGGTGATCCATTGTACGGGTTTTCAGAATGAGTTGTAAGTTCAATAATTGAATTTACGGAAGAGGAGGTTTAAGATGTCTCAGAATACTAGAACAGTAAGAATACTTAAAGACAGAGAGCTCATGAGAAGCTGTACCTTTCTTGCTAGATATGGTGATACTGCTACTATTAAAGATAAAATGCTTCAACCCATATTATCTAGAGGTTCAGAGACTCCAACATTTGCGAGAGTTGGTGCTGGTATGTATATTGATGAGAATGGTATTATTCAATTGGATTTGACTTCTGATAATCCTAGAATATCATTTGGTTATTATGATTCTACTGGATTTAATAGATGGAGTCATGGTAAAGGTGGGTTAATGCTTGAAGGAGCTAGTACAAACTTACTCAGGAATGGAAAATTTGATGCTGACAGTAATTGGGATGGTGATTATTTACGGTATGAGACTACTAATTCGTGGCATCTAGTGCACGCTGACACAGGAGCGTCTACCAATAGTATTAGTACTGATACTGTTTTCTCGGATGGTAGGTCGGCAAAAATAGTTATAACTAATGCAGGAAGTGTTGCCCAAGATCTAAGGTTCACATCGGTTACTGCTATTTCCTTAACTAACGCATTAGAATATACTGTTTCTTTTTGGATAAAGGCTGATAGCATTAAAACATTTGCTGTATCTATACAAGAGTTAGACGATGATTATTCAACTTATAAGATGTTAACAGGGGTAACTACTGTAGCGAATACATGGGTAAGGTATTCTGAAACATTTACTAACGATTTTGGGGATGTTACAGACGTAGGGGTGCGGATACGATTGGGCGATAATGGTACTCCTACAGTATATATAGAAGGTATACAGATAGAACAATCTTCTTATGCTACATCATTTATACCAACTACAGATGAAGAACTTACACGTAATGCTGAAACATTAAAATATGTTATAAGTGGTAATAGAACAGCAGCTGTTGAAGGAATGGTTATTAAACTTGCTCCATCATTTGCGGATACTATTGTTACTGATGATGTATTTATTACAGCTACTGATACTAAAAATAGAAGAGTCTCATTTAATAATGGAAGTGATGATGTTGAAATATTTGGTAATGTAACCGATACTGCAGGATCTACAGTAAATGATTTAGTTAATACTGCTTGGTCGGCTAATGATATTTTAACACTAGGATATTCTATGCAAGCTTCAGGAAATCCCAATATAGCTGGATTTTTTAATGGTGTAGCTGATGGCACAAATGAAAATGATGATTTTACTACACCAATTTGGGGTACTAGTTTTTATATTGGTTCTAATAGTGAAGGCACAAAAAACTTTTATGGTACTATCTTTTCAATAGCTTTTTTCTCAAGAATACTTGAAGAAAAAGAACACCAAAGATTAAATAATATATTATAAGGAGGCGATATGGCATTACCTAAGAGGGTAAAGAATGGAGGAAGTTACTATCAAGGAGATGTATTAGCTATTAACAGTGCTAGTGCAGATTACACGTTGACTATAGTACCAACAAAAAAAGATTTTGCAGTTAATGGATTTTCAGTTACCCCGAGTACATGGGGTGTAGGTGACTCGTTTTCTTTGTTTCATATGGATACTACTGCTGGGTCAGGTGGAATTTTTGTGTCAACATTAGCTAAGAATGTTTATTTTGTAGGTGGTGGGGTTTCTATAGGATTAGACTTTGCATCACTTGAGTTGGTTAAACCTGGGGAGGCTCTTAGGTTTATATATCATAATACAGCCAGTGTGGCTGGTACAATTTATACTACAGTTGAAGCAGTTAGGTAAGGAGGTAGGCGATGGGATTTAGCACAGGTGGTGGGGGTAATCAGGAATTACCTAAGTTAGATTTTAAAATTAGTAAGGGTTTACCTAAGGCTTTAGTTGTGTCAGATGTTAAAGTTATCACAACAGAGGTTAAGATTGAGGTGCCTAATTTAGTCACGAAAGACCAGGAACAGATTAAATATGTTAATAAGGATTTGGAGCAAACTAAGTATAATACTAAAGAACAAGATACAGTTAGATATAACGTGATTGAAAAAGATACTACGAAGTACGTGCCTAAAATTGAAGGTACTGTTAAATATGTAGCTAAAGAAGTAGAATGTGAGAAGCCTATTTTAATGGATAAACCATATGAAAGACCTGTTATTAGGGATAAGGAATATGTGGTAGCTACAATTAAGGATTTGGATTTAGTACGGGAGCTTATGAAAACGGTTCCTCAAATAGCACAGGAGTTAAAAGAACTTAAAGTTCACTTGGATACTTTGAGGGAGTATAAGCTAGTGGAGCAGATAGTTAAGGCAGATAAAGTTGAATATGTCACGCGAACAGAAGAACGTATTGTTTGGAAAGATGTAGAAAAGGAGAGACCTAGTGCCGATTAATATAGATAATGTCAGATCAGCCGCATGGTTGGATGCTCAATATTTAAGATTAGATTGTAGTAATGATCCTCTTACTGGGGATTTAGCTATACCGAGTGCTAATAAGATTCTTTATGTTGATGGTAATACTTATGCTCAATCGGGGGTTGGTATTCAAGCAGCTATTGACGCTCTTCCTGCGGAAGGTGGTAAGATTATACTTCCTGCTGGTACATACGCTATAAATGCTACCATAACACTTGTATCGAATCTGACGCTTAGTGGTGTTGGTACTGCTACAAAACTTGTAGCAGATGAGGCACAGTTTAGATCGAGTGATAATATTATATACGCTACGGGTAAATCTTATATTGTATTAGAGAATTTTTCATTAGATGGGGGCATAAACTCACATACTAACCATCATGATTCGTGTGGGGTGAAGATAGACACTAGCACTAACGTCACGGTAAGGGGTTTATTTGTTAAGGACACACACTTACATTGTATCAGCTACGACACTAGCACTAATGGTATTATACAGGGCAATATCGTAGAGAACTCTGGTGATGATGGGATAGCTATAGGTGAGACATCTGAATATATAACTGTTGTGGGGAATATCTCACGTAACAATACTTTCAACGGGGGCATTACTAGGGCAGGGGTTGAGATAGATAATGGCTCGCAATACATAACTATTACAGGTAACATCCTACATGATAACCTTGTAGGTGTTGAAATGCATCCTCATTCCACCACTAACCCCCCAGGATATGTCACCATAACTGGAAATGTTATTAGAAACAATACTGAACGTGGGGTTGGTGTTGCAGGACTAAGCGGGAAAGTAATAGCCAATGTCGTGGTCACAGGCAATGAAATAGTGAGTAACGCATATGGTGTGTTTACCTCGTATGCCGAGCATATTAATATAAGTAATAATATGGTAACGCTGAATACTAAGCAGGGTGTTTATTTATGGACTGGTGCAAAATATCATATTATAAATGATAACCAGTTTGTAAATAATGGGCAAGCTACTGATGCCACATATGAAGATGTGAGATTAAACAGTGCTGGTGGTGCGGATTATAACACAGTAAAGAACAATATCTTCCTAGCTGATGAAACTAATAAAGTGAGGTACCATGTACAGGAATCGGGAGGAACGGATAATACTATTACTTCTAATACATATCTAGGAACACCCACTATAGCTAATTATGCAGTAATTAATTCTCGCATTGGCGATTCGTATATAAGCAATCTCTTCGCAGATGTTGATGAGAGTGCGATTAATGTGCATGATGCATTGTATCTAACGCAAGGGTCTATTTTTGCAACTGCGGATGCAAGCGGGATAATGACTTTCGGTGGTGTAGGTGGTACTAATAACGAGAACATGACCTTTGATTTTGAATCTTTTGCTGATACAATAGTTTTTGGTACAACTACCAATGCTGCATTAACTTTTGACATGTGGTTTAAGATGAAAGATGATAAGCAATTTGTACTGGGAGATGATAACGATTGTGCTTTCCTCTGGTCAACTGAAGGTAACGATAATGTTCAGATAGGGCTGGTGTGCGGTGCTGCTACAAGTAGTGGGTATCTCAATATTATGGAATATGCAGATCTGTATCATGCCAATAGATCTCCACTGGACACAACTACTCATCCTACATTTGGAATTTATTCTGAAGATGTAACACAACCCCTTGATTACCTGAGATTTTGGCATGATACAGACAACCCTATAATTGATTGGGGTAATGGTACACTCAACTTCACTGGGGATACTAAAACTATTACTGGTACGAGTACATATCTACAAACTGATGAGGTGTTCTTAGATTTGAGTGGTGCAGAGTTAGGCACAATATATGTACCTATATTGTCAGGTAAGGTAGAATCATCTGTTATATCTGTACCCTATGGACTTGGTACCTATGACGGTGTAATTATATTCGACCATGCTGCTGATGATGAAGTTTATGTCTTATTTGCTAAAGAAGATTTTTCTTCTAGTCTGCAGATCACAGCTTATTTAGCTGATGAGTATATAGGTATAGATGCTGATCTCTATCCCGATGTAGATGATGATTATAATTTAGGGTCGGGTAGTTTACGATGGTTAGATGGATATTTTTCGGGTACTGTTACTGTTGGTACACTTACAGATGGAACAACTACCCTTACTGGTGGGACTATGAACTCAGTCTTATTTACAGATAAGATAAAGTTCACTCAAACAGACGGTAATGAGTATATAGATAGTCTTGCTGATGGATATGTAGATATAGAAGCTACTACTGGGATTAGAACCCTTGCCACATTACTCCCAAGAGCAGGTACAGCTACGGCAGGTACATCACCTATTAAACTGACATCAGGTACTTTATTGACTACTCCTGAAGCTGGGGCAATAGAATATGATGGTTGCAGAACTTATATAACAAATGTAGCAACTGCAAGGTCAATAGATAGAACAAGTGATGTCGCAGTAGCGACTGTGACGGTTAGTGGTGACCCAGCCAAAGAAGGAACAACCGAAACATTGATATGGACAGGTATAATGCCAGCCAACAGTCTATGTGCAGGGAACGTATTTAAGTTTCATTGTGATGGGATAGTTTCAAATGGTGGAGCTGCTGCTGCTGATGAAGTAACAATACGAATTAAAATAAATGATGTCACAAAAGTTACATTAGAAACAGATACAAAAACACTTACAGATGATGAATGGCATATTGATGTTAATGGTACGCAGAGAACTTTGACAGTAGGAGAAACTGATGGAACACGAGCAATCCACGCTCATATGAGAATAGGAGACCCTAATACAACTGGAGATGAAGTCGGATTAACAGCAGTTGCAGACATAGACACAACAGCAAGTATGAACGTAACAGTTACAGCACAATGGGCAAGTGCTGATGCCGATAATATTATAAGTTTATATCAAGGATTTATGGAATATAAAAACTAAAGAGTAAAATATGAAGATACATTAACGCAATAGGAGGATATCATGGCAGGAGCAAAAAAGGGAAGTTGTGGAGGAACACCGAGAGTTGGCAAGAAAGGTGACCCTAAACCAACAAGAGGTAGTGGTGGAGGTCGTGGATTAGGTAGAAAAAAAAACATGATATGAAACATATTATAGTGATAAGCTAAAGGAGGCGAGATGAAAAAAGTAAACTTTAACGTACTGTTGAAGGATATGAAAGGTGGAGATATGAAGGATTCCACTGGTAAGACTCTTACTGTTGGGAATATGTTAGCAGATATAATCATGCTATATAGGGAACCTAAGAGTCCAGTACGGATGTACACACTCGGAATGGCTATGTATGGAGCTAAGGATGAGATTGAAGTTGAAGATGCAGATTGGGATGAACTTAAAATTATTATAGTCAAAGCGAAAGCTACTGTTATTGTATTGGGTCAGATCTATAAAATAATGGATGCTGCAGAAGAGAAAGCTAAAATAGCATTAAAATAGGAGGCTTCGTGTCTAATAATGGAACTGTGTTTAAACTTGGTGTTAGTTGTGTGGTAGTTGTTTTAGTTGCAGTGTTTACTTTTATCGGTACTGTTATAAAAGCAAATGAAGATGATTGTGAGCTGCACTCGAGGGATAATGTAAAGCTTATGCGATTAGAGGATCAAAGGATAGAAGATAAATTCGAAAAAAAGTTTGATTTAGTTATGACTGGACAGATGGAGATTAGAAAGGATATCGCAGTTTTAATTGATAGAAGTGGGAGGTGACGTATGGCGTTGGGTGATGGGATAGTTTGGAATGAAGCAGCTCCGACTAATGATACTAATGCAACTTTGATTGATGATCATAATAGAGATTTAAGGCTTGGTGTTAGATCAAGGATGGCTTTGGAACATGAGTGGCCTGCTAGTCAAACAGGCACAAGCGCGGGTGGAGTTCATCAGTTCATGACGTTACAACAACAAGCTGCTACACCTACTATGGCAGGTACGCAGTTGGGTGTTGTATATCTTGATACAGATGGAGCCTTTGTTTTTGCGTCAAGTGGTGGGAGTGCTATTGTAATTGAGAATGCAGGAGGTACTAATAAGAAAGCTGGTGATATAGTTCAGATATTAAATACAACAATTGCTACTGTTATAACTGATGTAAAAGGTGATATAACTTATGATGATGATATACCTCAGATTACAGAAGGTACTGAAATTTTAACTAAAGCTATATCTGCTGTGTCTGGCAACTCTGTATTAGTTACTATAATAGGGCATGTTACACATTCAGCAGCGAATCAACGAATATATATGCCTTTGTTCATAGACACCACAGCAAACGCTATTGCTACAGGAATGAAAGCATGTGTTGATGGTAATTCTCCTGACGTATTAATGTATGAATTTTTTGATACTACTGCTGGAGATGGTACATCACATACATATAAATTACGTATAGGTGGCGATGAAGGTACTGTTGCTATTAATGGTCAATCTGATGGAAATAGGCTAATGGGTGGATCTTTAATTACGAGTTTAAAACTAACGGAGATTCAAGTATAATGGCTGGTAAATGGAAGCATATTCATAGTCCTGTGGGGGGTATGGTTACTTCAGTACCACCAACTCAACTGGCAATAACTCAGTCACCCACGAATAATGGGGTGTTTCTTCATGAGGGTGAAATACAATCTGATACAGGTCATGTAGCTTTTCCTACAGCTGGGGATACAAAGACTAATGTGTTGAATGGTGCTGTGATGGCTATGTTTGATTTTGTACAGAATGATGCATCTTCAAGTCCAATTGGACTTACTGAGAATTGTGCTTATAAGTATAACACGAGTAATGAAACTTGGGATGTTATATCACAAGGGGTTGAGGTAGATGATTGTGAAGCAGCTTGGGATGCTCAAGCTAATGTAACATCAACAGCAGATACGGATGTTAAAGTGAGAGATTCTAAGTCAGCTAAGCATGTGATAGCTGCAGGATTTGGTACAGGCATTGTGAGTTCGGAAGATGATTTACAAAATGTAGATATATCAGCAGCGAGTAATACAGACCTTAGCTTTTGGGTGAGATCAACAGGGACTCATGCAGCAGGGGTTTTTCGGCTCAGGTTAAGCGAACAAGCCGCAGGTGCTACTGGTGCGACTTATGCTGATTACAACATACCAGCATTAACAGCAGACACATGGACTCATATGTTAGTAGCTATAGCTTCACCTGATGCAGATGATGGGGGTACTTATCCTGATGATCTTAATGCTTTAGCTTCAGTTGCACTTGTGGCAGTTTCAGATCCTGGAGCAGTCACGGTGTATTTGGATGATATAAGGACAGTTAAAGCATTCACTGGTGATGCGGATAATAGATTCTCCTGGGCTGTTATGAATGATACGTTAGTTTTAACTAATGGGATTGATCAGCCTCAGAAGTATACAGGCACGGGGGTCATGGCAGATCTTGCTACTGCGCTAGCTGCTGGGACTATTAGTACCTCCGAGATTATAATAAACGCAAAAGACCATGTTGTATTTTTTAACAATACCGAGAATGGTGGAGATGCACCACAACGTGCTAGTTGGGGGAACATAGGAAAACTAGAGGACTACATTAACGGTACAGCAGGATGGCAAGACATTGGGGATGAGTCATGGGTTATATCGGTGAAGCAACTCAATAGGAATGAGTGGGCTATATATAAAGAACGTCAGATAATAAAAATGTCATGGGTAGGTGGACAGACTCCTTTCAGATTTGATATACTTGTCTCGGATAGAGGTGCGTTAGCTAAAGATGGTGTTGTTGATATAGGTGGAAAACACATTGTCATAGGGGATAATTCGATCTATGGTTATACAGGAAATGATACCGTGACCGAGTTAGACGCAGCTAATAAGACTAGATTTTTCACAGACTTGGATGTTACTTATCAGAATAGATTATTTACCATATTTGATAATGTTATTAACGAGGTGCAATTGTGGATTCCTACTGGTACAGCTTATCCTGATATTGTGTGGTGTTTAGACACAGATGGTGCAGTATGGTATAGGAAAGATAGAACTATGACAGGTTGGGGCTTCTACTCAGCTCAGAGCAGTGTTACTATTGGGGAGTTGGTGGGGAGTATAGGAGCTCAAAACTATCGTATAGGTTCAAATCTTTCTAAAGCTAATACTACTATTATATTAATCGGGGATTCTGATGGTAAGATTTATCAGTTAAGTTCTGGCACTTTTGATAATGATGGTGTTGCTATTACTAATACCTTTGAGACTCCTGATTTCACTTTGAGTATGTTGGAGACTCAGTCTATAGTATCAACAGTAAATGATGCGCAGAATAAATTCTACCGTATACCTCAGTTGGTTTATGAGGCTAAGGGTAATAGCATTACAACAGAGTACTCAACAGATGGTGGTGCATCATGGGCTCCTACACAAGGTAATGGGAGTAATACAGTTACACTGGGAAGTTTGTATGCTTTTTATGAGCAAGACTTTGATGCAGTTGAGAGGAAGGTTAGGTTTAAATTCAGTAATACCACGGTGTCTAGTGGATTTCAACTTAGGTACTATGGTGTATATTACATAGAAAGAAGTGGGAGGAGATAACATGGCAGAATTTTTAAAAAGTGATAGACCATCGTTTTATGATATAGATTACGGGGTGGCTAGTCCTGCTATGACAGGAGATGGTACAATAGCGGTTATTACTGGGCAGGCTAACTACTATGGTTTTACCTTGTTAGCTGGGACTTCAGTTGCTAAGGCTGTTATCTATGATACAGTGAATGCTGCAGGTGGGAATATTATAGACATATTATACGTGGGTGCTACTAGCATGACACAAAGCAGAGGAATTAACGTCAAGGCGAAACTGGGAATATCGGTGGCAATTACGGGTACTAACATGGAAGGGGTTGTGTTCTATGCCCCACAAGGATAGGAGGATGTAATGGCTAATTTTTTTACAGAAGTAGGCGAATGGATTTATGGGAAACCAGCTGAAACTAAAGCAATGACAGCAGAAGATCCAATTAAGACTGGGCTGTCTAAGCCATTGTCTAGTTATTTGCAAGGTCAAATTGGTAAAGGTATACCAGCATATGGGGGAGCTTTATCTGCTGACTTAGACCCAAATGCGGTTAATAGGTTTAATGAGTTTTTATCATTAGACTCAGGAGAGTTCTTTCAAGAGAAAGTTGCAGCTCCAGCTACTAAGAGGTTTAAAGAAGATTTCTTTCCAGTGCTTCAAGAAGGATTTGCTGGGAATATGCGAGGTAGTGGGAGATTTAGATCTGAAGAAGATGCAATCTCTAAGTTTGGTCAAGATCTTGCTGGAGTTGAAGCAGACTTAGCTTTAAAATTACCTGGAGCTCAATTTACAATGGCTAGTCAAAGAAAAGTACAACAGGATAAAGATTTATTATTAGAACGGGATGCATTTTTTAAATCGTTACCACAATTTAATCCAGTCATTGGTCAAGCACTTCAATTTCTAGGTGTCCCATCTGGGTTTGACACTGTGTTTCAAACTGATCCTGGACAACAGGGAGCTTTGAAAGATCTTATTGCTGCAGTTGGAGGATTCTTTAGTGGTGGCTCAGGTAATGCGTCTACAGTTGAAGGTGGTACTACTAATGTAAGTGGTGGTACTTTTGATCAAAATAAATCTAGTGGTCAGTTTGATTCATTCTTTGGATAAAGAGGAGGTAGTAAATGGGAGTTATTAATTTAGGTTCAGTAGGTGATCCTAGGAAAAGTCCTCTTAGTGGTCTTACTGAAGCATTACAAGCAGGTAGAGATACGAGGGCAAAAGTAGATGCTTCAAATAAAGTTGAGGCAGGACTGGAACGTAGGAGTCAAAGGTCTGCAGAGACTTCTAGATTTACAGCTGAGCTAGGACTTAAGGGGAAGTTGGCGCAGATAGAAGCTGAGAAGGCTACAAAGAAAAGAACTCAATTTGAGTCCATTCATAATCAGTTATCTAACATGGATGATAAAGAATTTGGTTTGTTTAAGGAGACTCCTGGGGGGAAACAGTTAGTATCTCAGGTACAAAAAGAGTTGCCTGAATATCATAGTGAGGTTGAGTTCATACGAGTTAGCTCGGATGATAAGTTGAAGCATACATTGGAGAATACTCTTAACACTCTTAAGCTTAAAGTATCTGAAGAAGGGTTTGAATCACTTACTCCACAGGAACAACAGTCGTTGAACTTCCTCGATGGTTTTGGGATTAAGTTAGTTACAGCTGCGTTTACCTCGTTAAAAGATAGTAAGATATTTCCATACTTACCGCCTGATAAACGTGCGGAGGCTTTAAAGAATAGAATACAAGAAATGGCACAAGCTAGTGGAAGAGGGACTGGTACTCCTAATTCAAGCGGAGGTCAAGGGGATGATTTTACTGAACCTACTGCGCAGCAGTTCTTGGAAGATGAAGGACTTGCATCACTAAAAGGATCAAGCTAATGGGTCTTTGGAATGATATAACAGCAACCGATACTTACCAGGGTGCTGACTCTATTAAAAGAGTCCGTATACGTAAAGCTTTCTTTAATAAGATTGTGAAGAATAGACCTAATTTTCCTAAGGAGGATAAGTTTAGTCTTGACCTTGAAGGGGAAGCTAAGAAGAAAAAACTCGCTGGGCAGATACATAATCGCTTTGTGTTTGCGGATGATGTTAAAGCTAAAGCTAAAGAGGACTTGAGGGGAGCTTTTGCTACTGGGAGTAAGTCAGCTATTGATACAGCTAAGGGGGCTTTGAGGAAACTTCCTATAGCTGGTGGTTTCTCTACTGATCAACTTACGAGCTTGGGGAAACTTCCTGAGGAAGGTGTGGAGACGTTTGAACAAGCTAGTACTGCTGTGTCGGAAGCTCCTGGTAGATTAGCTTTCGGGGCTACTAGATTACCGCAGGCTATTATTAAAACGTTTCAGGATAAGGATACAGGAGTTATCAACGCAGATAATGAACTTGTTAAGCAGGAGTTTAAACCTGTTAGGGATGTGTTGAGGAGAACTTTCGTGGGTGAGTCACCTAGTTTTAGGGATGTACTTCCTGGGAGTGTGAGAGATAGAGGGATTTCTACTATCATGGATATAGGATTGGATTTGGTTTTATTTAGTGCTGTTGGAATTGGTGCGAAGAAGTTACAAGATGTGGATGTTAGGAAGGTGGGGGTGTTAGCTGATGAGAATATTAATCTAATCAGGGATGAGCTTACTAAGGTTGGGGTATCTTTAGATGTAGCAACTGAGAGAGCCAAGACAGAGATAGCTAAGATTGTTGTAGGAAGGTCTAGAGCTTTAGCTAAGAAAGAATTAAGTAATGCTGTTAGGAATATAAGAGCCAATCCTGGTAAGTTAGGAAGGGCTTTTCAGTTATTTCAAGAGTATGTAGACCGTGCTGGTGGGATTGATGCATCTCTTGCTAGGGCAGCTCAGAGGAAGATAACGGGTCCTCAGGTTGGAGATACTAAAAAGATAACGAAAGATCTAGGTGTTGGTAGGAGAACTGGTGGGTTATTGGAAGATCCTCAGGTTGCTTTGGATAAGTTGCCTGATGAGTCTGCTGCGTTAGCGAAGGAACTTCAAGTTGGACTTCCAGGATCTAGACCAGAGCAAGCTCGGTTGGAAAGATTACTTAAGCAGAAGGAAGCATTACAACCAGGAGATCGAGTATCGTTTACTCCTTCTGATAAATTAAGTATAGCAAAAACGGGACTACCCAAACAAGAGAAAAATTTAACGAGTGCTAAGGCTTTAGTAGGTGTACGAAGAGCTAAAAATATACATAAGTTATGGGCTGAGTATTTTGAAGAGCATGGAGATAACTCTATTGGTGCAGGTGGTACAGCTAAAGATATTAGTTTTAATACTGCTGAAGGTCAACGTGAGATTATACTAGAGAAAGATATTATAATTAAGGCTCTAACGGAACAAACTGGTAAAGCCGAAGCTATTGTTATAGCAAATGAAATGTTAGAAACTCATACAAAGGCTTTAGTATTTTATGCAGATGTATCAGCAAATACTAAGAATCCAAACTACAAAAGCTTACTTACAAATATTGGTGGTCTTGATGGTTTAGAAAGAAAGATTAAATGGAATCAACTATGGGTTAAAAGGTATGATAATTTAATAAAGGAAATTAATAAGATAGACTCGGCCGTAAGTTCAAAAGTTGAAATTACGAAAGAGACTCCAGTTACCACGGAAACACAGATGTTACCTAGGATAGGAGAAGGTATAACCGAACGTCAACCTGGTGCAGTTACAGCTACGAAAGATGGTGTGGTCGTGGGTACTAAGGGATTTGAGATCAGGGGCAATACGGTAGACTCAGGTATGACGAATGTTACAGGAACGAAGGGTGAAGGTACTGGGCCTTTGATGTTTCAAGCTATGCTTGATGAAGCTAGGACAGTAAACCCAGCACTTAATGTTGTAACAGGTAGAGCTGCGTCAACGGGTGGGATGAGTATGGTAAGTAAGTTTGGTGCTAATTTCACAGAGAATGGTGTACCTATAGGAAAGGAACGAGCAACATCATTGATAGAACAAGATAAAGCGGTAGACTTTCATATTAAGTTAGAGCCTACTGATGTGGACTCACCTCAGATGAAGGAAGGGGTTGAACAAGTTAAGAAGATATTTCAGAGTAAGCCTATAAGAACTAGTGCGGAACCTCAGGTAGAAGGTTCACCGACTCAGAGGAAAACATCACCACGAAAGTCCGAGCCTATTACACCAAAGAAAACAACCATGGCTGATGTTAAGAAAGCTAAGGCTGATACTAAAGCACAAGATGGCATATCTAATAAAAAGAAAGCTAACGTTATTATAAATAAGAAAACAGGAGAGGCTGTTAAAGCAAAGGAACTTTCTGCTAGAGTAGCGAGGAATAAGATCATAGCACTCAGAAAGGGTACATCAGATTTATATGAAGTAGATGTTACTTTAGTAAACGATGGTAAAACAAAATTCGTAATGACAGGGGATGAGGTTGTTAATCTTGAAGCTACCATAGGTGAAGGTAAGGCTGGGGTTTATAATGGGATAGGAGTTAAGAAGATACGAGATAATAAGAAGATAGATATTAATAGTGAAGCAGGATTCATTCGCTTGAGTGGTGAGCTTGCTGGACT